CCGGCCACGTCCAGCTTCTCCGGCGAGCTTCGCTCCTCGGTGAGGTCTGGGTAGCCCTCAACTCCGACGCTTACGCCGAGGAGTTGAAGGGCAAGCGCCCGATCATGGAATACGGCGAGAGAGCGACCATGCTCCTTGCCTGCGAGTACGTCGAGATGGTTCTCTGCAACGACGGCAACGAGCGCCAGTTGTTCGACTTCGTCAAGCCCCGCACACTGTTCTACGGCAACGACGGCAGTTGGACGCGCGAGAAGTATCTCTCCTTGTTCGGCCTCACCGAGGCTGACCTCGACCGGCACGGCGTGGAGCTGGTGTTCCCGCCCCGCACTGAAGGAGTGAGTTCCACTGACATCATCGCCCGCATCTCTGGCCGTGATCGCCCCGATGGCGTTCAAGCACCAGAACACGTTCGCTCTGATGCACCGTGTCCTTGTAGACGGGACAAGGAAGCCGGACGAGTTCTGGATGGTGTGCGAGACGGAAGAGGATGTCCGTGTAGCTGAGGCGGCGCTCGCAGAACTGATCGAGCTTGACGTTCTCCACCGCAGGCCCAAGTCCCTCCGGATCGAGCACCTCCCGACGCCGCACACGGGAGAACGCTACGACGTGATCCCGTACAGCCACAAGATCAACTGGGCGCTCGACCGCACCAAGGCCGACGCCGTCGTGTACCTCGACAACGGCTCCATGCCAGCCCCCGAGAAGTACGAGGTGATGCTGGCAGGTATCGACGCCGGACATCAGGCTGTCTATTGCAGCCAGAAGCACACCGGCTTTAGCACCGGGGTGCGCGGGCTCTCCGGGGCCATTGATCAGCCCAAGGGCCGCTTGAACTTCACTCAGGTCATGCACACAGTCGGGCCCGAACGGTGGACGCTCGACATGAGGCACGCCGATCCCGACTGGGCTGACGGCATCTTCTTCCTCGACCTGATCCCCCGAGTCGGTGCCATCTACCCAGTAGGCACAAACGAGCCGCTCGACTCTCACCACATCCCGTCACCAGCCGCGGGCCATCTGACTCCCTGATGGATCCCTGGATTCTCTTCCGGCTCCCTGCGCTGGGCATCCGACTGTTCGTAGGCCGTTTCGGTTGGAAGCTCCTCCTGGCCCTCTGGGTGCTGAACCTCCCCGTCATCTACCTCCTCATGAAGGTGATCTGATGTCTCTAGGCAAGTACAGCAAGTTCGCAGTCGCCATCGGCGGAGTCCTGACCTCCCTTGGGCAGATGCTCGCGGACGGTTCCATCTCCTCTTCGGAGATCGGGCTGGTATGCAGCATGGTCGCCGCAGCAGTCCTTGTCTTCGTCGTCCCCAACGCCTCCGCGTCGGAGGGGTCGTGAGCGAGCGCGAAGCTCAGATGAAGTTCCCCGACCGCCGCAACGGACTCCGGCGGGTCGTGGGCTACTACAACGAGACTGTCAAGGAGGAAGGTGTGCGTGACCGCGAGGTCAGGCAGCCCATCCACGTCTACGTCGGTGCCCGGAAGGCGGCACGCACATGAGCGTCGGCCCTTACGTCTTCGGCCCGAACCGGCGCAGCCTCTGGGTGGCGTCCAGCGAGAACCTCACCGACAAACTCAAGCACTACGCCCCGCGGCTGCGTAACGCGATCCCGAACCTGACGGACGTATTCCTCCCGCCCGAGGCAGGGCCCATCCACAAGGACATCCTGAAGCAGAACAACTTCTTCGTCCACATGTACGCCGTGGCCCACGACCGCTCCCCGGTGGAGTTCGCGGACTACGCGGTGGCCCGCCACAAGGCACAGGGCGTCGGAGCCCTGGAGCTGAACTTTGAGGGCGGAAACATCACTGACGGGACGCTCGCCTCCTACATGGAGGCCACGATGAAGCGCGTCCGGTCGAAGAAGCCGAACCTGCCTGTCCGGGCCAACGTCGTCCCGTTCAAGGGACGCTACGTCTCGGTGCAGGCCATCAACAACGACCCGCAGCTCTACGTCTGCGTCCAAGCCTACGGCGGGAACATGGACATCCTGTACGCGGCGGACGAGGTGAAGGAAGACCTCGTCACCTACGGGGTGTACCCGCACAAGGTCACGGTCATGCACGCGGTCATGTGCTCGCGGGGAACTGGCCCGAGGCAACTGACCCTGCCTGCCGTCCGCGACAAGGGGGCGTTCTACATCGACGACCTCCTCCTCGACGCTGGTCTGCTGTGACCGAGGACGGCGAGTGCGCCGCCTGCGGCTCCGACCTCATCCTGTCGCTGTTCCTGAACGACGACGGCGAGGTGGAGGCGGCGGTCATCTGCCCCAACTGCGACCAGATCGAGCCCAAGGACGTGATCCGGCCTGATGACGACGACGACGACTGACGCCATCTGGGACAAGGTCGGAATCTCTGACCCCTACTGGCAGCAGGCCCACGTCGTACTCGCTGAGAGGGAGCTGCAAGTCAGGAGGGCGCGTGCCCACCCGGCCTTTCTCCTCCAGCACGTCCGCTGCGTCGACTCCCGTTCCGGCGACATCTTCAACTTCACGCTCCTCAGCGAAGAGGAGTGCCGTCGGACGGGCACCCCGTACCGCGGGGACGAGTGGTACTGGCAGCGCGAGTACCTCGACTGGTGCCTAGCCAACCCCCAGACGATCACCCTCAAGGGGCGGCAGTTGGGCGTCACCTGGGTCTGGGCGGGCATCGCGCTTTGGACGAGCATCTTCCGCCCGGGTTCCGACGTGCTTGTCTACTCCATCAAGGAGTCGGACGCGTCCGAGGTCATCGGGCGCATCTGGGACATGTGGGTGTCCCTGCCCGACCACTTCAAGGAAGGGATCACCGTCATCAAGCCGACGCGGGGCGTCCGGCCCACGACGAGGATCGAGTTTGAACACGAAGACGGCCGCGTCAGCACCATCGAGGGGATGGTGGCTACCGAGTCCGCGGGCCATGGTCGGTCTGCGGCCCTGGTGATCTTCGACGAGGCGTCCCGCCAAGAGTACGCCCGCTCGCTGTGGAAGGCCGTCATCCCGGCCTCCGGCGACAAGGGCGGCATGATCGGGGTCATCAGTACGGCCAACGGCTCCGGCGACTTCTTCCACGAACTGTGGAAAGGTGCTGGCGGCGCGGCCTACCCCAAGCTGCAGAAGAGATTCCTGGGCTGGTTCCTCCATCCCGAGCGCGACGACCAGTGGTACGACCACGTCCCGCTCGACGAGGCGTCAAAGGCCGAGCAGTACCCGAACACACCTGAGGAGGCGTTCCTTCTTTCGGGCTCCCCGTACTTCGGCTCGACGGCGCTCAAGCACTACGCGTCCGAGGCCATGCGGGCCAAGCCGCTCTACAAGATGGAGTGGCTGGTCGACCCGAACCAGCCCAACCGAGCTACCCAGCGCCGCGGCCAGGGCTGGATCGAGGTCTACAAGGAGCCGACGGCAGGACACAAGTACGCCATCGGAGCGGACATCGCTACCGGCGTCGGGTCGGACTTCTCAGTCGGTGCCGTCATCGACCTGGGAACCGGCGAGCCCGTGGCCGAGGTCTACATGAAGGGCTCCTACGAGGACTTCGCGGCCCAGCTCCACTTCACCGGCCTGTGGTATCGCGGCAGCGCCACGATGCCCGCGGCCCGTATCGCCCCCGAGCTGGGTGGCGGCTACGGGGACACGGTCATCGCCTACCTGCGCGACGGTCACAAGGGTCGCAAGCCCTACCCGATGCTCTACCGGCACCGGGGGTACGAGACAGCGGGCCGCAAGCAGACCGACCGCTTCGGCTTCCCGATGAACATGAAGACGCGGCCCAAGGTCGTGTCCGGACTGCGTGAGTGGATCGACAAGCGCCTCTTCCCCTACATGCCCGAGGGCCTGCTGGGGGAGTCAATGACGTTCGTCCACCGCTCGACACGGCCCACCCCACGGGCCGAGGACGGCTGCAACGACGACCGCGTGATGGCGTGGGGGATTGCCATCGAGCTGTACTCCGAGTTCGGAGAGCACGAACACGACCGCAAGAAGTCAGTCGTGTCGAAGTTCAAGCAGAAGAAGCCCCCAACGCCGGTCTTCCGGTACTAGGAGAGAGACAGTGGCAGTCCCGCCCGACATGCTCGCAGCCCTTCAGGGCGGCGGTGCCCCAGCCCCAGCAGCAGGCCCCATGGGAGGCCCCGAGTCCATCCCGCCCGACATGCTTGCGATGCTCGCAGGCGGAGCCGGTGCCGGTGGCCCTGCCCCCGAGGAGCCCCTCCCCAGCATCGTCGACGGTGAGCCCGGTGGCGGTGAGGACGCCCTCGTTCTCGCGCTCGACGCCCTGCAAGACGCCATCGACGCGGAGGCCGATCAGGAGGACATCCAGATCATGCTCCAGTGTCAGGCCAAGCTCCAGCAGATCCTCGCCAAGAACCAGTCCGAGAGCGACCAGATGATGGCCGGGAAGGCGAACCCCCGGGCGCTCAGGAAGGCCCTCTAAGTGGCCGACCAGCGCCAGAATCAGGAAGCCTTCGACAAGGCAGTCGAGTTCTACGAGGACTCACGGCAGGCCCATGAGGACTTCGTCGCCAAGGTAGAGCAGCGGTACAAGACGTACCGCGGCGTCCTTGACGTGGCATCCGACGCCGCCCAGTGGGTGTCTAAGGCGCACCCCCCGTACATCATGCACATCGTCGAGACGAGTCTTGCCTCCATGATCGAGGACAAGCTCAAGTTCCGTGTGCGCCCCCGGCCATCCATGTCGACACTCGTCGATCCGGAGGCCGGAGCCCGAGCGCGAGACGGGGCCAAGGCCCACCAGATCCTCATGGACTGGCAGATCCGCCAGGACAAGTTCACGGAGAAGCAGCGCCCGTTTATCCTCCAGAACGCCATCGCGGGCCTCACCGTCATGAAGACGTACTGGGCGAAGCGCGAAGAGCGCCGCCGCAGCCTGATCGTGGACGAGGAGCCGCTTGTCGGCCCCAACGGCGTCCCCCTGCTGGGCATGGACGGCGCACCGATCACCGTCCCGAAGATGCGTCAGGCCACGAAGAGCGAGGTCGTCTACGACGGCCCGACCTCCGAGGTGCGCGACGTGCGTGACTGGATCTGGACGCCCAACGCCACGTCCCTGTCGACGTGCCCGAAGATCCTCGACCGCGTCTGGAAGACCCCGGACGAGTTGTGGAAGGGCTTCAAGGACGGAGGCCCGTTCGGCCCCGACCGCGGCGGCTGGACGGAGCAGGAGTGCCGAGACATCATCGCCACCTCCAAGGACACGTCGAACGAGACGCTCCCGCATCGCGAGAACGACCTGTTCAACATCGACCGCTCCAAGGGGCTCGTCGAAGTCTGGGAGGTCTGGGACAGAGAGGCCAAGACCGTCACGGTCGTCGCCAACCGCTCCGTGCTGCTCGCCCACCGCGAGAGCTTCCCGTTCTTCCACGAAGACTTCCCGTTTGTTGTCTGCAGCACCCAGCCTGACCTCTTCCGGATCCCCGGCGTCAGCCAAGTCGAGAAGATCGAGCACATCCAGACGCTGCTCTGGGACATCCAGAACCAGTCCCTCGACAACCTTCGGCTGATCAACAACGCCATCTTCTGGTTCCGGCCCGACATCGAGGATCCGGACGCGTACGACTTCTACCCGGGTGCCCGCTGGCCGGTGGAGGATCCCAACCAGATCAACTCATGGTCGCCCAACCCGATCCCCGCCGAGGTCAGCCTGGGCCGGGAGGCACTCCTCAAGGGCGACATGCAGAACCTGGCAGGAGGGTTCCCCTTCAGTTCGGGAGCCGACTCCCAGTTCGTCGACCAGAAGACGGCAACCGGCGCGTCGCTGGTGTCGAACATCGCCCAGCGCGGGCTCGACCTCCAGAAGCAGCAGATCTACTCCGCCTGGGAGGCCATCGGCAACCAGCGCATGGTGCTCAACCAGCAGTTCATCCGCGAGCCCCAGGTCGCTCCCGTCCTGGGCATTGACTCCGAAGAGCAGCTTGAGGTCATCTGGCCGGAGCTTCTGGCAGGCGACTTTGAGTTCCAGCTTGAGGCGATCCCCGACGCGGCCATGAAGCAGGAGGAGCAGGCATCCGCGCAACAGCTCCTTCAGATGGTGATGGCTGCCTTCCCCATCGTCACCGCGGCGGCGCAGGCCGGTGCGGCAACGCCCCTCAACCTCGACGAGTTCATCAAGGACACCCTCAAGGCGTTCGGCAAGGAGGATCCCGATGCCTACTTCGCGTCCAAGACCCCGCAGGCGCTACCTGCTCAGGGCGGTGGCGGTATGGGCATGGCTCCTGGCGGATCTCCGCAGCCGAGTCCGGTGGGAGTGACCGCGGCCAACCCGAACAACCCGGCGACTTCGCCGTCGAACATGAACTCCCTCTCACCCGTGGCCGCGCTTCAGCAGGCGATGGCCCTCGACAGGAGCTGATGACGCTTGAAGCGTGACGAACGCACTCTCAGCCTGCTCTCTGGGCTGCTGGAGGACGGAGCCTGGAAGGTCTTCCGCGAGGAGGCGCTCAAGAAGGTCGTCAGCCATGAGGACTCGCTCAATCGACTCCTCTTCAGGACTCGTACGCCGGTTGATCCGGTCGAAGTCGAGTACTTCCGTGGGTTCCGACAGG